TAAACTCCTCTGGTAAAGTTTCTTCGGAGTACCATTTAAACTCATTAGCTTCTGCCCATTCAGCGTGAGTTCTTTTAGTACCATCTTTTCTTTTCTTAGCTCCTGGCATAGGGGCATAAGGTTTTTGAAATAAAAATATAAGTTCCATTGTATCAGGTAAAGACTTTCTGATCCAGATGTACTTACTATATTCTGCGTGATCCCAGAATCTACCTTTAGCTTCGATAAGTATTCTATCTTTTACAAAGTCAGGCTCATACTTATGTTCTACAACGTAAGGTACTTTATCTGTATGATGATTCCAAGACTTAAGTAAAGTTTGATGTAGTGTATACTCCCACTTACTATCGTATCCTTTCGGTACGTTCTTTTCTCTTGGTCTTATCTTTCGTGGAAATCTTCTAGGCATTTACTTCTTCTACTTTAGGTAAGCGTACAACTTTAGTTAGGTAAGTTAAACCTGTTGAGTATTTAAATGTTCTTAATCCTTTACCTTCGTTAGCATCTTTATGACATACAAATTTATGTGGACACCATTTACATTCTGTAGGTAGTTGCATATTACCGTAAGAGCCGTTAGGTACAGGTGCGTGACATCGAGCAGGCGGTGTTTTCTTTTTTAATTGTTTATTAAGTGTATCAATCTTTTGTTTAATATTAGGTTTATCTAGACTTTGAGGTTTAAATAAACTCAACTCTCCTGACTCTTTATTAATAGCTAAGAATCCTCCACCTGTAGATTGTTCTGCTTCTTCATAGCCTGCAAGCTGTGCAAGATAACCAAAAGAATCTTTGTTAGGTAGTGTACCATCTTTAAATTTTCTAAAGGCAAAGTTAGAAGCTGACTTAATATCTACAACTTCTCCATCTATCTTACAATCCATATGCCCTTTGATTCCTTTTATCTTAACTTCTTTTTGTTGATCTGTTATTTTATGGCCTGATAAATTAACTAAAAACAAAACAACTTCTTCTAGTAAATGTCCATATAAAAATTTAATTTGAGTAGAGGCATCTATAATATTTTCTTTAGGATCTAACTTCATATCATACCAAAGTTGTCTTTCAGGTCTGCCTATATTAGACATACGTAAATAGGGTTTCTTTACTTCTCTTGGAGTAAGCCAATGTTTCATAGCTGACTTCATACCTGCTGCAAATTCATCTAATTGTTTTTCAGTAACCTTTAAAGTTTTACCTTCACTAATTTTAGATACTTCTTTATAGATGTCTTCTACTACTGTATCTAATTTCTTCATAAGTTTTCCTTGTGTTTATTTAAATACTTTATAACTCTATCTAAAGTATCGGTGTTATCCTCGAATCTTCCTAGTGCATTGTTGCAATTATTACATATCCATCCTCTAAAAGTATTAGTTGAATGATCGTGATCTAATACCCAAACAGATTTGTCTTGCCATCTACCGTATTCTTTTAGTTCTTTTTCCATCTTATCACAACAAGGACACGTATAGTTAGGATCAAGAGGTTTAGGATACTGTTGTTTTAATTCTTTTACTATCTTAGTATGAATAGAAGTACAATCTCTACATATAGATCTTCGTGATGTACCTATAGTTTCTCTAAAAGGAAACTCTGAAGTCTCTTTATAAGTATTACATTTAATACAAGTATGTCCTTCTGCTTCTTCATAAGAATCTTCTTCTTCAAAAAGATATAGCTGTTTAGTGTGTTTCACTCCAGTTATCTCCTATTTGATACTCTCCATCTAAAGGGCAATTAAGTTTTAATACTTCTGTAGTATCTTTAAGAGCCTGTACTCCTAGCTGTCCTACTTGTTCAGCCTGATCTTCTCTAACTTCTATCTGCCATTCATCGTGAATGTTACCTACAAAACTAGCATCGAGATTTAGTTGTTTAATTCTATTATCTAATAGTACTAAAGCAGTCTTCATAATAACTGCACCGCCTCCTTGCAATAAAGTATTTAAAGATGAGTAAACTTTTCTTATATGTATATGTCTACCATCTAATGCTTTAAGGTACTTACGTGTACTTGCTGCTCGCTCAACGCTAGTTGTAAGATTTCTAAGTGATGGGAGATTGTTGAGGAAACGATTTCTAAGTGATGCACCGACTTTTGAATTTCCACCAACCACGCTTCCAATTTTAGAATCTCCTGCTCCGTATATGAGGGCATAGATAAAAGTTTTAGCCTGGCTTCTCTGTTCAAGGCCAGCAAGTGATTGATTTGTGCTGTGAATATCTCCTGAGATAATTTCATTTATGTAATCCTTATTTTTCATATAGTGTGCTAATACTCTAAGTTCAAGACCTGAAGCATCTATACCAACTAACTTATATCCTGCAGGTACTGTCCAACATTCTCTACATTCTTTTCCGTAAGGTTTATGAGAGCTTGGTGTCTGAGCTACGTTAGGGTTTCGATGCGTCATTCTTCCTGTGATAGCTCCGTTAGGTATAACAAAGCCGTGTACTCTTCCTTCTTTAGCTAACTCTAACCAAGAGCTAACTTGTGCTACTCGTTTTTGTAGCATCATAAACTCAGCTATAAGTGTAGCCTCTGGTATGCCTTTAACTTTTTCTAAAGTAGTTTCATCTACAATAGGCTGACCAGTAGGTGTAAACTTTTTTGGTTTCCATCCAAAGTCTATAAGGTATTCACCAATTTGTTTTCTACTAGCAAGGTTAAACTCTACCCACTTCTGCCGCATAAAAGGTTTGTAGTCAGTAGCTTTAACTTTAATAAGTTCTTCATCAGTTAACTTAGGTACTTTAGATAACGAACCATCTTTATTAAACTTAGGAGTTATTAATCTATCGTCTACCCATTTAGGTTTAAAAGTTTCGTGTACTTCTTTTTCTAAAGTAGCCATCTTAGACTGTAACTTAGCAGACAATAAGGTAGCTTTCTTTTCATCAAGCATAAAGCCTTTAACTTCTTGCTCTTTAATTATCTTAGCTACTGAATGTTCAAGATCAATAGACTCTTGACTAAACTCTTCTACTTGTTTGAGTAAAGCATAATAAATATCTGCGTTTAATTCTACATCCTGTATACAATACTTACCCATTTCTTCTGTATACTCATCCCAACTATCAGGTTGTTTTGCTTTTCTTTTTTCTGCATCGTTAGGATAGAGCAAGTAACCCCAATTATCTAAACTGTGTCCTCCTGTAAGGACAGGATTAACTAAGCGGGATACTACTAAGGTGTCTTCAATATGGTTAGTCAAGGTAACATCGAAATGTTTTTTAATAACAGGGATATCAAAGCCTATAATGTTGTGGCCTATTAACACATCAGCACTGGTTAATATATCTACTGCTGCCTGTAAGTTATCAGGGGGAAACAGTTGTGTCTCACCCCCAATTACTTTGGTTACTATACAGTGTATTGTGTTCCCTTCTAATCCATCTGTTTCTACATCAAATATTACTTTCTTAAAACGGTGATGAGCTATTTGATTGGGGAGAGAGATCAAGGTCTGTTTCATAAAGTCTTCCTGTATTTATATTATATTTTAAGCTACAAGCTAATCCAGTATCCCCTGTGTATCTAGATTTTAAAACTCGTACTCTTGTTGTGTTAGCTTCTTCTGGATCATCTGCCTGTTGATTTCTTTCTAAGGCTATTACACAATCTGATAGTTGTGATATTCCTTGTGATCCTTTTAAGTGAGATAAAGATACTTCAATACCTTGCTCGTGTCCTTTCTCACCTGCTGCTCTTCTAAGATGAGATACCAGTATCATACCTACACCTGTCTCTTCTACTAAAGATCTAAGACGATTCATTAAACTATCAATACCTCTTCTTTCATCGCCTTCTGTCATTACATTTACAAGCATATGTAAGTGATCAACTACTACCCATTCACATTCACAGCCTACTATAATGTATCTAAGTTTAGAAAAGATCTCATCAATATTAGTTGCACCTAAGTGCGCGTGGATAAACACTCTACCATCTTCAATTACATTGTCAAATAAAGTTTCTAATTGTTCACTACTATAGTTGTTTCTTTTCTCAGCTAAATAGATTCTATCGTTAGCTTCGATAGATACTATTCCGTCAGCAGTTCTAAGCCAGTTCTCTTCTAGAGCTACAATGCCTACATTATCTGTAGTGTTTTTGATAAGCCAATGTTCTAGTTCTCTAGTCACACTAGACTTACCTAAACCAGTACCTCCAGTAAGAGTAACTAACTCTCCTTTGCGCATACCGTAAAGTTTATCATTTAAACCTGACCACGGATAAGGTACACTTTCTTTATCTTCTCGTTGTAACCAATCTGTTTTTTTACTAGATAGTTCTAGGATACCTGATGGTGTATATGTTTTAGCTTCCCACCAGGCTTTTGTAAACTCTTCAAACTTCCCTTGTTTAAGCATATCATTAGCATCTTTAAAGCCTGTAGGAAAAGAAAGTATCTTAGTTTTGTTAGGCTTTAATATGCGGGCTATCTTCTTGGCCGCATCTTGTCCTGCCTTATCATTATCAAATGCAAGCACTACGTTTTCATAAGCTTCTACAAACTCTATGCTGTCTCTTATATCTTTGATTGCAGATGAAGCTCCTCTAACAGAAACAACGGCCCACTTACCTCCAAACATTTGATGGACTGCCATAGCATCGCACTCACCTTCAGTAATAGTTAAGTATTTACCGCCTGTATTTCTATACAACTGCTCACCAAATAATCCTGTGCCTTCAAAGTTACCGTTAGAATAAAACTTTTTAGTATCTATCTCTCTAGTTTTAGTAGCTGCAATCTCGTTATTATTATAATAAGGATACACGTGCTTATTGGGGCTAGATAAAACCCCAAAAGTTTTAGCAGTTTTAAGACTAATCTTCCTGTCTTCAAGAGCATTGTATGATCCTTTATAAGAATATAAAAAACTATTTTTATCTGTAGGTAAAAAACTTACTGAGGATTTATTATCTATAATGCCAATTTTTTCTGGTGATGTTCTAGTTTCACAACCAAAACAATAAGTATGCCCATCACTATATAAACTATTGTTATCTTTACTGCCACAGGCATCACAAGGTATGTGTTTAATAAAAGTACTTTCTGTATTCAATGTTATTCCCCAAATATTTTAGTTAATAAAAAAGCTAGACACCTCTTAATCTATCTTCATAATTCGTACATTATGTTAAGAAATGCCTAGCTTTGTAACACGCTTAGTTATTAGACTTAACTGCTTCTGCTTCCTCCTCTTTTGGTTTAGCATCAGCATTAACAATAGCTATGATTCTGCTTGAAAAGAAATTAAGACTAGCATCTATCTCTTCCATATCAAGAGCTAACGTTGCTTTCTTTTGATTAAGTCTTTGTATCCTACCAAAGATACCTTGTGCTTCTTCTGGTAAATCTTCTACCGAAATCTGCACATCATCAATAGTAATAAAAGGTTTCTGTTCATCGGCCATACTAAAACTCTCCTTCATCATACATACCTGCACCATCAGGCTCATTGTATTCTACTAAGTCTAGTAGTTGGATAGCTCGTAAGTCTCTACCTTTACCTGCTTTACCTTGATAGTTCCAAGCGTACTCACCGTACTGTACTTTTACTAAAGAACCGTTACCGATCTTAGGTAAAGTATCAACACGTTTACGCTCTTCATTAACAAGAATAGGTCTAGTGTTTTGACCACCACCTTTCTTATCTACATTTCTTTTGAAGTGAACAAACCTACCAAAGTCTTTTTCTTTTATAGGATGTCCTCTGTTTTCAAACTCAGTTAAAGTTTCGTCATCTAATACTAGACTAACTTCCCACTTGTCATCGAACGTTGTATTAGGTGTAGTTACATTTGCATAGTAAGCACGACCTGTAACTTCACCGACTCCACTTCCCGCGTTAAATGTATTTTCTTCTGCCATCTTTATTTTCCTCGTTTATGTTACATTCAAATTAAAACTCATTTCACAGTCAGTAACAACTGTATCTTTAGGTATAAAGTTTAACCTAGAAACATACTTTTGTACAGCTTTTTCTAACTTTGAAGGTGCAGCATTTGACTGTACTGATAGGTCTTCTGCTATACCTTGTGTGTTAATATTAAACAATACAGATAAATTATAGTTACCTTTTTTTCTAAGGTTATCTACTGTACGTTGAATTCCTTTAGTGCTATTTTGTCTGCCTTTCTGTAAAGCATATGAACACTCTTCAACAACAACAGGCTCAACTACTTCTTCTTTTTTTTCAACTACTGCAGGCTCTATAGTTTCTGGTTCAATTACAGGGGTATCTATTACCTTTGGAGTCTGTAAGTTTTTTAGTTCATAAAGAATTAATTCAAGCTGTTCCTGGAAATATTCATCGTTCTTTTGGCTAAGGTTACTTATCGTATTCAAGCGATCCATATCTTTATTAAGACTATCAATAAATTCTTGAATAGATTTTTTAGACATACTTACTTCATACTCTATAAATCTTTTGCTATCTTCGATAGTATTATCAAACTCTGAACGAGACACAGAGCTAATTGAATCTGCTCGCATTTCTAATAAATTACTTTTAACTTCAGTGATTTTATTATTAAGATAATTAGTAGTAGTAACTTGGCCCTCAAACTCTTGTTGGATATATAGATTATACATATTAAGACTAACAAGATTAATCATTAGTGCAATTACTAAACCTGTTGTTATTGTTTTAAACATTAGTGACTCCTATTATTGTATCCAATTTAAAGTTCCTCTATTCTTAGTTCTCCAATCTTCATAATGGATACTTAGTTCTGCAAAAGAATTTATCTCAGGATACTTTTTAAGATATTTCATTATCCATTTAGGAGTCATAAAGGAAAGGTACATAGTACGATTAGCCATATAGTAATCCTGTGTAGGAGCTAACTCATCTATGTTATCTATAGAGACCTGTGCTGCCTCTTCTTCGTTCAACAATGTCTTTAACCATTCTACTTGAAGCGGTTTTATTTTTCTTCTTAAGGCTTTTACTTTCTTATCGTTCATATATTAAGTTCCTTCTTAGCTCTATAGAGTTTAAAGAAGCATTAAGAAATTGTCAATGTCTCTTAACAAATCTTAACACTTCTTTACACAGGTTTATCTTTCGTGAAGGTACACATCTATTCTTTGTGCGTCTTCTAACTTACAATCTCTCCAGTTAATATTACCGTGTTGATTAGTATACTTAGCTAAGTGAGGATTGTTCTTACCAAATCTTCCGTGACATTTAATATATAATTTGTGGTCTATATGTTTATTAATAAACTTAATAGTATCTCTTAACACGGCCAATCTATATTCTTCTATAGTCTCACCTTTATTAACTGTCATTACATATCTTTTAGTTCTAGCTTTTTTCATTTTGATTTTCCTTTTAGTTTAATGTCGTTGTTCATTTGTTGGTACTCTTCTGTGTAACTTAAAGCAATGCCTGCAGCATTACCAGATTCAACTTGCTCCTGGATCTCTAGTTCAATAAGTTCTTCTACATTACTAAGAGCTTTACCTAATTGAGATTCTTTTCTTAATCCCATAGGTATACCTAGACTGCAAGTAGTTAAAGCAGATTCGATTTGATAAAGTTTATTTAGTTTATTCATTGTTATTTATTTCCTTAACATAAAACGAAAGCTCATCACATTCGCCTATTGTGGTAAAAGTTTTTTTCCAAGTAGATTTATCGTAGTCTACTAAATCATATCCGTGTTCTGGATGTTTTTTTATACGACCGTTTTTATGCTTTTGATAGGCCCAAATCCTTTCACTAGATTCTAGTATCATACAAGGATCGTGTTCTGACAGCTCTACAGTTACTCCGTATTTGTTTTTAATAAATTCTAAAACTGCTTCTTCAAGTTCATAACCATCTAATTTAATTTCCATAGTGCGTTCAATCCTATATTAAAATTGTCCTGAGTTTATTTTATTTTTTATAGCCTTGAAATAAGGCTCTCTTAAATCTTTAAGTAACTCTAAAGAGTTTTCTAATTCCCATTGAGGCAAGTTCCCTATGTCATCCTCCATAGCCTCTAGAGTTTCTTTAATTGTATCTGAAACATAATCTATCTTTTCTATTTCATTCATCCAAATATCTCCAAGTAAATAATCAACCAGATAATAAAAGTTATTAGTTCATTCATTGAGGCCTCCGTTCAATCCAGTAATATCATATAAGCATCAGGCTCATTTGTAATAAACCAATCTAAACCTTTGCGCATCATATCGTAATCTTTAAAAAGTTCAGTACCCATAATACCATCGTAAACTGCAACAGCATCAGGCGGTATAGTAACTTTTTCGCCAGTAAATCTATTAGCTATTTCAACAGGTTCTTTATCTAACACTCTACATTCAAAAGGTAATTTACGTTCAGTCATTATTTATGTACTCCTCTAGTTCATTAACAGCTATGTGTAATTTACCTGCAATTAAATTCAACGCTACTTTGCTTGGTCTATTATTAAATGGTGGGATGGAAAGAAATTTTTCCGTAGCTGTTGTTCGCTTAGAAGAAACTACTTTTTTATTTAACAATTTAAATGCTCTAACAAAATGTACAATATCCATTTCAAGTATATCTGTAAGCCCAAGATTATTTGAATCATAATCAAAAGATTCTTGCACATCCCAAGGTAACTTTTCTTCTTCACACATTGCATTTATTTCTAATAGTTTTTTAAGTTTCATTTTACACCTCTCAGTTGTTGTTCTTCATTTTTAAAATGTTCGAGTATCTCTATAACTTCATTGCTCTTGTGACCATCATCACCTATTGCAATATCTACTGCTTCTCTAACTTCTTCTTTGCTATATTCTAAAACGTGTTGTTGCATAGCTCCTTCTCCTTAGTTAATAATTAGGGGTAGTTTTGATTGTATAACCTTAACTTGAATTACCAATGTATCCGACTATATAGCAGACTACCAACTGCTAGTATGTTTACCTCAACAATGTCAACGAACAGGAAGTGCATTGTGTCTTCCATATCCTTTTGGTAAACTCTATTCTCAATCCTGTAAAGCCATATAGTAATCATCTATTGCTTGTGGTTCTTCTTCTTTTTTGATTCCCTCAAAAATATGAGCGATCACATCTACTGTCCACCCATTGCCTAACATTTTATATCTTTGAGTATTAGATACTCCTTCTGTGTATCCATCAGGAACAGTCTGTAATCTTTCACATTCCAACGGTGTTAGTTTTCTCCAAGTTAATTCATCAACAATTACTTTAGGTTCTCTATGGCCTCCGCCCATTGTTGTAAGCGTAGGTGCTTTACCTTCAGGACTATAAACTCTTTTTAGTATATCGTGTCCTTTTAAATCTGCTTCACCTACTTGGATACACTTATTAATAATTTTAGGTACTGTACCTTTACCTGCGTGAGCAGTAACAGTAGGTGACTTTCCTTTAGGACTATAGACTCTTTTTAGTATATCGTGTCCTTTAATATCTGCTTCGCCTACTTGGATACACCCGCTAACAACTACATTATCTTTTTGTACTGTGGTTAATGAATTTGTTTTATCATCAGATCTAAGTTCTAATTGTTGTTGAATAATTCCATCATCATTGTAACGACCACGAATAGCACCGCCTTTATTATTGAATACTAATTGTCTTCTGTGTTTCTCAAAGTAACTTTTAAGATTACCACCCTTAAAGTAATTAGCATCAAGGCAATGTGATTTCTCTCTGTCTGTTACTCCGTCCTCTAGAATATCAGCAAGTACAATTCCTTTATCGTGAGGAATACTAAAAGGAATATTAGTCCAATATAATCTATGGCGATTTTGTGCGCTCACTAGATTAGAATTAATTGCTACTGGTTCAACACCCATATACTCGCTTATAATATCCTGACTTTCTTTTTTCATTCTTACATTTTCAAGTAAGAAATATTTTGGCTTGAGAATCTTTAAGACTCTAACGAAATCAAAAAACAATTTACTTCTTGGATCATCAAAGTTTAATTGATTGCCTGCAAAACTAAATCCCTGACAAGGTGAGCCACCTATTACTAAATCAATTCCTACCTCATCTCTAATAAGTTTTAATCTCCAATCTTCAAGTTTAGTTACATCACCCATATCAAAAGTAAACGGAAAGTTTTTTTTAGTAATTTGAATAGCCCATTTATCAATCTCACTAGCGTGATAAGTTCCTACTGGTATGCCTGCTTTCTGTAGTGCCAATTGTCCACAGCTCATACCATCAAACATTGAGAATACATTTATTGGTTTTGTCATAGTTCAATCCCCCGATTGATTATTTATTTAGTATCTATAATTTTAACAAAATATGTGACCGCGTTCAACTCTATTTTAAAACGTGCGTTCAATCCTGTTTTACTCTTCTGAGTTTTTCCACGTTATATTGTGATCACTATAAAAATAATAACCAAAATATTTAAGACCGTTAGAGTCTAAAAAGTTAGCAGTAAATTGGATACTTAGTAAGCTCTCAACATTTCCCCACACCCAAGAATTTGATTTATCATTGTATAATAATACTTTGTTTTGCTTTGGTTTTTTCATTGCGTTAGTTCCTTAGTTTTTAATACTGTTTTAATTCTTTGTCCGTGGCTTGGATAAACAACTACGCTAATTTTTTTATCCCAACAATGCCTGCAAGATTTACATTGCCCTTGTTGATCCTGAGAATTACATTTAGTAAATGATTTTGGCAGTGCTCGTATATAAAAGTTTGGCGCAATAGTGCTTGTGGTTTTACCTTTTACTGTGTGACCCACTACAGAATCACTTGAAAATCTAACAACTACATTTGGTAGTGCGTTCAATCGTTCAATCACATTATTAAACTTTTGGAATTTATATTGTCTGGTCGGAATCCAATGTTTACAATGCGGAGTCGATTTACATATCTGATATATTTTTTCAGCTAATTTTAAATGATACATATCTCCAGAATCAAACCACCTGAAATACCTACAATTCAAATCAATATATTCAATCATATCTTTTACAAAGTCTTTACGTTTCCAATCTTCCATATTATGCAAGCGAGTATTTTTTACGTTAGGAAATCTGTAGTTTCCTTCTCTGGCATAGCAACCCTTACAAGCATCTACATAATCTCCAGAGTTATCAAAAGAAGCGGGACAACTTCCACCTTCCGAAGGATGCCCCGCCTGAGTAGACCAAGAAAAAACCGATCCCATTTTTTTTGTATTTGATATTTTAATCATACGTTTGTAGCCCAAACTTCTTCCACTTGCCAATCTTCAATATCACCCGCAAATAAATCTCTTTCTACTTCTTGCCTTGCGGTGTCTTCATCTTCACAATTAACTAGTGTTGTTAATGTTACAGTGACTTCAAAGAATCTATCTTCTTCCCATTCTGGTGGGCAATGCATTTGGCTATCTTGATTTGGTTTCATTCTACTCCCCTCTTTAAGTTATTAAATTCATAATCATAGGCTAACATTATATCTTCCCAATGATCTTGCCATTCTGGATAAACTGCACCCATAAAAGTTATGGCTTGATCATAGCCTAAACGATCAACATATTTATAAAACATATTGAGCAAAAAATGAAACGGTGAATCCTTCAATGTAAATTTAATAGTCATTGAAATTAAGCTCCTCTGTTTCTGCATCTTGGCTTGCTTGGTGTTGCATCTCTTCCAGTTCTTTCTGGTGCTCGGCTTCTTTAGCAAGCATACGATTGCTATTATTAATTTCTAAAATTGTAGTTTTTAGTAGTTCATTAAAATCATAATCCATTTTATAAGCTCCAACTGTTATTGAATGTATTGTTTGTAATTGCTGTTTCTTTCTTTGTAAGTCTATCTATAAAATAATCAACGCCACCCATTGAACCTTGATAGATGTGTGTGCTTATTGTTATGTTATATTTCTTGGCATTGCTCCAAGCTACTTTTCTAGATCTTGATGTATAACTCTTAATATATCTTTTCATTATTATTATCCTTTTGATTAAAAATTGAGGGGGAATCTCACCCCCTCTTGGGAGAAACTTATTTAACAAAAGATTGTTGAAATACAATCCCATCATTAACTTCAATATTTTCTTTTTTTAAAATCCAATTTCTGTTATATTTTTTATAAATTCTCATTATACTAAGTTCTTTTGTTTTTTCCATAGTAGTGAATCTATCACAATCATAAATTGAAGCGTAAATATTTAATTGTCCTTTTTTAACTTTCATTGTTTCATCATCTAGATCAAGACAAAATATAGTTTCATTTTCTCCGCCCATCATTGCCAACTCAAGTTCATCTGTTAATTTTGTAATTTGATACATTGATATTTTCATTTTTTACTCTCCCTTTGATTAAATATTAGATTTAAAAATATAAGCACTTAAAATATCAACTTGTTCCCAAATTGCCAATTGAGTAGCTTTATTTTTTCCTGACATTGAAAGCATAAGTAATTCATTTAATGCTGTAATTGCTTTTTCTTCTTCAACGCTCATTTCTTCATTTGTATTATTTTTATATGGATTCATTTTTTACTCTCCCTTTGAATTAGTCTTAAGTATAACTTTTATTGTGACCCAGTACAAGAAATAAATTTAATTATTTTTTCCTAACAGCTGCCCAGGGCAAAGTCAAGAAATAAATTAATTATTTTTTCCAATCATATTACCAGGGCCAAGTCAAGTAAAATATTCAAAAATCCTAAAAAAAATTTCTTCGTCGCTAAAGCTCCTCAGGTCTATAATTCTTTTTCGCAAGCTCAAAAGGACTCTATATTTTTGATGCACAATCTGATGGATAACTATTGAGCGCTAAAGCTCATCTGGGATTTTAAAGGAATCCCATTCTCGCTGATTAGCTATTCAAAGTTACCCACAAAATTGCACACAAATTGAGGTGCTAAATTGAATTAAATGAAACCTATAATACCTTCTTGCCAAACCCTAATATTGCTCCCTTTGATAAGGATGAGAAGTAGAAGGAATACCAATGAACTCAATAGGTTAACGAAAGGTATAAGGTGTCTATCTGGCATTGAGTTCTGTGGGGACTGTGGAGTTATAGAGTAGTAACTATAGACTCCATAGGACTTTATAGCTCCGTAAACCAGATAGAACTCTTTAAAAGTACCCCTAGCTCTCCAAGCCTCCATAGATCTCTGTAGTCCTTTGGAGTTCTGCAGGATAAAGAGTCTATCTGAGCTTGCGAAGGTTACTTTCTAGGTGCTATAGTCTACAGAGATCTATAGGGGGGCAGGAGACCATAGGGGTACCACCCATATATATAGGATATACATACATTTTGTAGGAATTTAGATTATAAACCAGATAGAATACTGGTTAATCTGCGGGCTTCATAGTCTCTATAGAGCTAGGTATATACTAGGTTGAACCCAGGGGGCTGGATTACTTTAGTATATAGTCCATATCTCCACTTGTCAAGTAATATCGTAAATAACTTGACAAATCCTCCACAGACTATATACTATTCTAATGGCAGTATTAAATACAATAGAGAAAAGAGAAGTAAAACGAGAGCTAACAGAGAAGCAACAGTCTTTTCTAAAGCACCTTGTAGAAACTCAAGGGGATGCAAAGCAAGCTGCAAAGTTAGCAGGCTATTCTTCCCCCCATCATCACGTTGTAAAGAGTTTAAAGTCTGAAATACTAGAGCTAACTAAAGAAGTATTAGCTACTTCAGCTCCTAAAGCAGCTTTTAAGCTCGTAGAGATTATGGAATCCACTCGTCCTGTTGTCCAGGCTAGTAATAAACTAGCAGCAGCCACTACTTTACTTGATAGAGTAGGAGTAGCCAAGGTAGATAGGGTAGATGTGAATCATAACGTAGGGGGCGGTATCTTTTTAATGCCAGATAAAGCACCTATTGAAATAGATCAAGAGCATTATACTGTAATTGAACACGAGGAATAATACTATGGACTTTCTAATAGGACTAATATTTGTAGCAGTTGTTGCTGCTGTCATTATAAAACGAAAGAAACCTGAACTGTGGGCTAAACTTAGAGCAAAGATGCCCTTGTGAAAAGGAACAGCAGAGACAGTCAGTTTAAAAAACAAGGACAGAGAGAACAACGCTACGATCTAAAGCAGCGTAAAGATAAATTACAATATAAAGAAGCACTATCACAGATGAGAAGCTATGGCCGTCAAAAAAGGTAAAAAGAAATCAACAGTAAACAAAGCAGGTAATTATACTAAACCTACTATGCGGAAGAATCTATTTAATAAAATCAAAGCAGGTAGCAAAGGTGGTAAAGCTGGTCAGTGGTCTGCACGTAAAGCGCAGATGTTGGCTAAAGAATATAAAGCAAAAGGCGGAGGATATAGATAATGCCAATGGGAAAAGGAACATATGGTTCTAAAGTAGGTAGACCTAAGAAAAGAGCTATGTATAAAAAAGGTAAGAAAGTTACTAAAGAACTTACTCAGCGTCAAAAAGATACGCTAAAGAAACATTCTGTGCATCATACATCTAAACATATGACTGAGATGCGTAAGTTAATGAAAGCAGGTAAGACCTTTACACAGTCACATAAAATGGCTATGAAAAAGGTAGGTAAGTAGTGGCACTTAAGAAGTCTCAGAAGTCTTTAAAGAAATGGACAAAGCAAAAGTGGCGCACCGCTAGTGGTAAGAAATCTTCAAAGACTGGTGAAGT